AGGGTTCCAGTCACAGTGTCCACCATAGGACCCTCGACCAGTCTGGTACCAAATACCTCCAACGCGTTGACAGCGTTCCATGTATTGAGCACGATCTAAATGAGTTGGTTGGTATCCAACACACCCACTTAATACAATTAGTAGTATGATGGCAACTAGTTTCATTATTCCCAAGCAGAACTCTCGGCCATTTTCCTCTGGGTGGAGTCAGCAACCTTCTTAGGGATGTCGTCTCTCCATTGGTGGTGGTCCTGTCCTGCTGCCTTGTGGCGTTTCTCAATGCGGTTCCCTGAAGTCTCGAGAGCTCCCGGACAGCCGGCGTCGGCCATTCGTTCAATCCCAACTCCAGGCGCAGTGATCATCACCTGTTTACAGTCAGACCCGCATGTGGGGCACGTGCCCTTTGCGTGGTCCTTCATAGCTTGTGTCAGCTCGAAGTATCCGTCCTTCTCACACTTGTAATCGTATAGCGGCATCGTTCTCCCCTTTCTCAAGTTTAGCGTTCTGTCGCATATTGTACACGACTACGTATGCTTTGGCCATTCCTCGGAGTTCACACACTTCCTCCCAAGTCTCGGCCTGCATTGCCCTCACCTGTAGAGAGCGAATTTCATCCTCTAGGGACTCTTTAACTATATCCCACTCTGCACCTCCTGTGACAGCAAAGACGGCTTCTAGGTACTCTTGTCTAGTCATTTACTTCCCCTTGTTAACGGCGGATGCTCGAATCTTCTCGCGGCGCTCTTCGGACTTGATCTTCAGGCGGGCCGTTTCGTCTGATCGTTTCATCTGTCGTGCTTTCTCTGCGCCCGTAGCAGCGTTAGCAGCTTGTATATCTATCTCTTCATCCTTGAACTGGATCTCATTCTGTATCTGGGCAATCTCTGCATCAATCTTCTCAATCTCTTTAGCTGTCTTGGCGTTCTCTAGCTGTTGGTCTTTAAGAGATTCTTGAGCAGACTGTATCTGAATCTGCTTCATCATCTGCTCTATCTTCTTTTGCTCAGGGTCCGGCTTATTGATCTCCTCTAGACGTGCTAGAATCTCATCCCTCTTCGGGCTGTTTGATAACTCAATAACTGACTGTAGAATAATGTTATAGGTAGGGGACTCTGGCTGAACGACAGAGAGTAGCGCCGTGAGATTGCTCTGTTCAAACTCTCGAGCAACGATTCCCATCGTACCTCTAACGCGGAAAGTGTTGTCCTTGGGATAGCGCTGGCCTGAGAACTGCATGTACCGATCATATGACTTCCTTATGAATGGATTAAGGAACTGCCGTTCGATGTTCCACATGGTACGTCTCATACGCTTAAGCGCAGAGGACTGGATCATGCTTATACCAGAGGCGGTCTCGTTTCGTCTGTCCACATTAAGAGGGGCATTCGAATCCATGCTTCCAGTTGCGACCTGTACCAGTCTCTCCATCTCTGAGGACTGGTTGAATGTGGTAGCGTCAATTGAGCCGAGATCGATTGGCTCCAATACTTCACTTGGACGTCCTCGGGTAAGAATAACTTTACCTGGGCGTACTCGAAGATCCGTGTTGTTGCCGAGTCTCGTGATGTCGGCTCCAAGCATTGGGGCGGTGACCAGTCCCAAGGCATCCATACGTGCGCGTAACTCTGCATCAAGAGCTCTTTGACTATTCCAACCCTTCTCAGAGACTCCGCGTCCCCAAAACTTTCCGGGTATATAGTTGTGCTGATAGGCCACGATAGGTCTATCTTTCTTCTTAAAGGGATTGACAATAACTCTAAGTAACTCAAGCTCGTTGGCAATAGTAGCAATGATCTCAACATGACCCCCTCCTTGCATGTCCTCGGGATTAAGTTCCTTCACATGAGGCCGTACCATAGCTGCTGGCACGAGCCCGTAGTACTCCGTAATGAATACTGATCCGTCAAACCTCTCCTGCTTTCTCATGCCATCGGGCGTTTCTTGCCCTGCCGGGTTGGCCGTAGTTGAGGAGCTATTACCTATGAGAGGTACGTTCTTGTACGTACCATTCTTGATGCGGTTCCAGACCTTGTTCCTCGGAACGTGGGTCTCGTGAGCACAGAAATATCCAGAGGGTATGTCTCTTGCTTGAGAATCAATTACGAACTCCCAAGGCGGTATAGCCTCCAGTGTTACCAGAGGGCGCATCTCTTTATCTACACTACCGTCTTGATTGACGGTACGTAGTTCCTTTTGAATGATGTTGATCTTACCAATTCCAGTCCCATATAAGCATCCATTCAGGACAACTTTTGAGATAGCGTCAGGTACTCCTGCGAGGTCAAAGTCCTCGTCCAGAACCCTGTGGGCCTGCACCATGTCATCAGTCTGTTGGTCCATGACATCATCGGAAGTATCGAACCAACGGTCACGGGCGAAAATCGCGTCTTCGATTGTAGCGGAAATGGAGTCAATAGCGGCTGCAAGGACCGGAGACACAAGCCTAGATCGCTCCCCCTGCCGAGTCTTATCTGATCCACTGTAAAGTCCACGAAAGGTTCTCTCATATTTATCCCAGCTCCTCTTGTATAGACGATCTCGCACACGTCTGTTCTCTTGTACGATCATCATGATGTGATGTACAATAGCACCCCCACCCAGCTTTGTGCTGTTTCTAGTGGGACTATTTGTAGCACCCAGGTTAGCGCCTTCAGGATTATCTAAGTTTACAATTGGCATTAAACACCAACCTCGTCATCATGTGGTTCCCACTCATCGAACATAGTAAGTGCTCCCCAATTAGCAGCCGTATCGGCCATCTGGTCTACATATGCTACTGAGTCCAACAGATCATCCTTTGCAAGTGGGTTCGGGAAATCAACAGCCTGTCCAAGAAACTTGCCAATCCATTTCTCTTCGGCAGGTAACTTATCATCCGGCTCTAGGGTTATCTGGCCTTTCTCGGCTCTTCCTTGGATGGCCCACTTGATTCTATCTTCTTTACGTTGGTTGGCATGTGTGAGTGGCTTGACTGTGAAATAGCCCCATTTAGCCATAAGCTCACCGAGATAACCGCTGCAACCGTCGTCACCACAAACAGCATTCTTAGCCATACCTCTCTCGATTCCCACTTCTGGTCGGCCATTGGATCTCCAAGCTTTAATGATCTTGAGTGCTGTCGCTCTAACATCCCACTTCCCCCATAGTATCTGTTGTATGTGCCAGCCCTTCTCGTGTATCAAAGCAATGGCAATGGCATGATCGTCGAGTATGGAGACCGCTTTATTGCGACCATCCGCCTTAGCGAAACCAGCCAAGTCGACCGAGATAACAGTCGCCGCTGAACGGCCTTCCCACGGAATAATTGGAAACATATCCATTGTGAATACCTTTCCCCCTGTGGCCTCAAAGCTTGCCTCGAGCTCTTGTTTGATTGCATCTTTAGAGAGACTGCCCCGCATAGCCCCAATCTCATCTTCCGTTAGATGGGGATTGTCGGCTGTCTTAAACTGAAATGCCTGCCACGAATCAGAGGGCTCTAAGCTAGCAGGATCAATACCGTCCTTAGCAGCCAGCCACATCTCGTAGAAGTGATTCTTACCATCCGGTGTTCCTATAAATAAGGCCCCACCCTCGGCGCGCCCTAGTGCCGGCCGTATAATATATTCCCATACGAAGGGCTTCATAAAAGCGTACTCGTCCATGACAACGTAATGGAGGCCAACCCCTCGGAGAGAATCGGGATCGTCGGCACCCTTGAAGCGAATAATCCGTCCGTTGGTAAGTCGTATTTCCCCCTCGTTGGCTCTGACTCCTGCTATACACCCAGCCTGGTTCCCCAAGTCCATCATTACGTTCCATAAGTTCTCTCTCCCCTGCTTGAACGTAGGTGATACATAATAGACTACCTCATTGAGGAGGTCTATTTCAGTACCCTCACTGTTGATGGTAGTGGTTAGCGAAGCGGCAGCATACAGCTTATAAGCAGCAAAGAAAGACTTTCCGAAGCGCCTTCCAGCGGCAACGACTTGAAACCGATGATCATCGGAATCTAGTATAGCCTGCTTTTCGTGGAGGAAAATATCCACAAATTAATTTATACCGGAACAGCTAACGAGGCTACAACGCCTTCGGTCCCTGCTTCTACTTCGGCAACTTCCGTGGCACCCCCACTTGCTCTTGCCCCCGCCTTGATATTACACTTTTTTAGAGTGGCGTTACCCGGCGTAACCTTGATGAAGTGAAATTCAAAGTCTGACCCAAACTCAAGTGCGCGAACTACATCTTCTCCGTCCAGTACAAGAACTTCCGTTACTGGTGTAGTACTTCGATTAATTCCTATGAATGCCATTATCTATCCTGTAGGTGCTGTTAAATCAATGTAATGTACGACTACTTCAAGGACTCCAACACCATCCTCGTAACCAGTCCCTCCAACTGCCGTTGCAGTTACGTCTGTCGCTGCTATATGTCGCTCAAAAACTGTGGTCCATCCTGCCGTTGTAGGATCTGATGTTGCCCCAGCAGTCAAGGCACTCAAAGTTCCCCAAATATCAGTATCTCCACCAGATATACCTAAGGTAATTCCGGTCATGCTATTGCCGGTACCAAATTCAGTAGTCACTCGACTTGTAATGCCGAGTAGGATTGCTCCATCTGGTATAAGGCTGGAGGATGTCAGCTCTGTACCTGTAGCAGCAGTAAGAGTAGCAACAGCACTCTTGATACTTGTAAGAGAGCCTACATTGCCAGTAGCGTTATCCCCGGCATCAAAATCAAATGTAAGGAGACCACTAGCCTCTGTACAAGTAAAGGCCTGGTGACCTCCAGCTACGATACAGGGCGCATCGGCTCCTGCTCTTCCTAAGCCTGAATTGGTGTCTTGATTAAAAGAGTGAGCTGGAGCTGTTGCTGTCGAGGCGCTCCCGAGTAAATAGAACCCATCAACAACGTCGGAATTGATCGCGCCTTGTCCTATAGTAAATCTAGCAACACCTGCAATTGCTATTTTTATTTGTCCATCAACATTCGAATAAAATCCATCATTCCCACTTCCTACTGCAAATGACGGAGATGATGCATCATTATCTACTGGTGCTAGAATTTGTTCTCCAACTTCAAGAGTATGAAGCTGCACACGGGTTTGTTTCTTATCTCGAGTATCTCCACTCTGGCGACATGCAAATTCATCTGTAGTAACAGGAGTGGTTACTGCTGTCAGATTTGGGATTGTGGAATCAGCCATCTAGTTAATCCTGTATAAGTAAAACATCATCTGGGAAATCATCATCAATAATATGAAAATCAGAGCCAACATCATCAACTAAAAGAGCGTCGACCCCACCACTCGGATCTAGTCTGTCAGCGCGTCGCCTCCAACGAATAAAGTCTTGTCGAGAGCCACGTCCTGTTCGACGTGTTAGTCTGAAGTCAGCCACGAGAATTCCTTAGATATAAATGCATCATTACCTTCCTTTACCCATTCGAATCCTGCAGGGTCGTGGAGGTGTCGTCTAGCTCGCTCGAGATTATAATGGTAGTCTGCCCCATCATCTCCAAACTCAAACTCTTTGGGAGGGTCGGTGAAAAAGGATGTCCAGTTATCTGGTGTGACTTCGGGAGACCATTTAAAGTCACCCGTATAGTCGTTGATGATGGCGGGGATTCTGGCGATTCCGACTTGTAGGCACGCTTTAACTCGGCTTCCGCCGAAAGTAAGAAAGATGCCTTCGGGGAGGGACCAAACCAGGATCGGATTGCGGACTCCATTCTCTTCAATATCTTCATTTAGAGCTTTCTGGAATTCCACTTTTGTATGATTGCTGATCGAAGGTCGATAACACCAACCATTAAGAGCCACACGAGGACCCCCGTAATGAGCATTTCGGATAAGACGGCCAATGACATCAGCAACCAGTATGTGTTCGTATCGTACACTAAACCTGTCCGACATACTTGTCTCTCATCTTAAACCACATTTGGTCTATCTCCCTGTCTTTAGGAGCATCTGGGCTCCACGGCTGTCTGTACTGGTGTGTGAAGTGCAGAAGCTTAGTGTCCTCATTGTATTCGTCACAATGATTCCACTCGGAAGGTATCCTCCGTGCATACGTACCATAATGCACATGATGCTT